TTTTGTTGTATAGCAAAACCCGCTGGAAGTAGAGAGCCAGCGGGTTTTTCTGTTTTGCTTTGTTTCTCTTATAGAGCATGCCTGACGTGTGATTAGACATGCTGTTGAGCGAAATAAAGCACCTTAACAACGTAGCACAAATTGAGATTAAGCTGATATCAGAAGCTGAATTCTTTTAGCCATCCGGAGAAATAAATGGATTAGTCTTGACGGAGATGATTAAAAGATGAGCGAGGGAGATTATAGGCAAATTCTTAATAGATGTTACTTTGGCTTTATATAAGAATAAATGAGCAGCCAGTGGTGGATGTGTGTCCACCTATGTAGTGTTAATTTTATACCCAAAAACTAACATTTTTCGTCTTACTTTTACTCGCGTAATTGAAATCGAAATGTCAACGCATCCACCACTGGCTGCTTAAAAAACAATGAAAAAGGAGAAAAAAATGAAAAAACTTAATATTGAAACTATCAAAACTATCATAATTACGATTTTAATTACAGGAATTATCGCTTTTATTGGCGGTATGTACTATCAAAAGAATCAGACTGAACAAGTCAAAGCTGAAGCTGCGACAATCGTCAAGAATGTCAAAGTTGAAGTGTCAAAACAGTAGTGGCGGAGAAGCGGCAACCGTCGCTCAAGGAAACAGCCGCACCAAAGGTTGAAGCCTCGCCTACACCTCAAAAACCTGCTGTGGAGGCAGGGCGTGTAGGCGGCTGCGAAAGGTTTCAACCTTTACTTGAGAAATACGACTGGGACGTACGCACTATGTTAGCGATTATGAGAGCTGAAAGCGGATGCGATCCAAATGTGACGGGCGACACGAGCCTGACATTTATACAAAACGGAAGAACGTATGGATATTCAGTTTCTCTGTTTCAGGTAAGGATTTTACCTGGACGCGAACGCTGTGATAGTCATGATCCGGCTACAAATATTGCCTGTGCCTATCACGTTTGGCGAGGGCAGGGGTATAAAGCTTGGTCGGTGTATACGAGCGGAAAATATCTCAAATATCTATAAGAAATGGAGGGGGTAAAATGGATGATCCATTTACGATATGGACAGACGATCTTGTACCTGGAATGTCAGCCAGGACTATCGTAAAAGATGAGCAGCGCGTCATCGAATTTGATTTGATGGGACATGCAAAAGCCGTAGTCGGCGTTGGAAGACATAGCAATGGCAAAAAATGGGCTACGATCTACGAACATGAAGCCGAGAACGATTTGCAAGAAATGGTCCTATTGCAGTCAATCTTCTATCACTACAAAGTGCATGGCTTTGATTGCGGATATTCGTTTGCTGGTACAACAAAACTAAAAGGTATTCTGTATCGCATTGGAATTAAAGAAAGAGAGGAATACAAAAGTGTTTATGATCTTGAAAAAAATAAAACTACTGTTTAAGCCGGAAGATTCTTTTTCTGACACCAAAGACGTATTTCAGAGTAAACTGTTTAATCGTCATATTTATTTTGTTCAGTGGTTTGACTGTAAAGGTCGTATGCGGAGAATTTATTGTCAAAACCGCCGAGCCGCCCGGCTAGTGAAGAAGTCTCATAAACGACATCATGCCGAAATTATAGAAATCGTATTGGATAGGGGCTATATCTTAAGAGAGAGGATTGTGTATTAAAAATGGATAACAATAAAGATTTTGCTGATAAAATACAGTATTTTGCAGCGGGTGTTTTAGTAATCTTGACAGCATTGGTGTTCACGGTGTTGGGTGCGGCTGCTGTTAAATTATTAATTTGGGTTATTGGCTTATAGATATTGAGAGAAAAGCATGTACATACTAATTTGGATACTATTCATAGCACTAATTCTAATTCTTGTAGCTATCTCAGAACGCGAAATAGCTAAACAAGACGCAGAATGGATGAAAGAAGAGGAGAAGAAGTGGAAAGAGAAGTAATACGACCTTACTACGAGGACGATTATCAATCGCTAGATGAGGTCGATACAGTAGACTTGCTAGAGATGAAAGAGGGTGCACTAAACGACTTGAACGAGAGTGAGCGTACAATCAATCGTATAAATCAGATATTAGCTAGCCGTGCAATTTGCGCCACGCAATTGGAGCTATTTTAAGGAGAAGGAATTGATGTTCGTATTTATAACTATGAAACTATCGGAACTCATATGGGGGTTCAAAATATCTGATGATACTACAGGTGGTGTATATGTGATATATGCTTTCAGTACTCTTGAACTTTTAGCAGAGTTGGTTATGATTATGTTTACTTTTCTATACTGTGTGTTTAAGAAAGGAGCAAAAAAGCATGAAACGTTATAAACTACTTAAAGATTTACCAACGTTCAAAGCTGGACAGTTAGCATATATCTCTAAAACAGGAAATCTTATTGCTGGTACTCCAGAAAACCAAAAGACCACAGAAACGGGCTTAATAATAATGATTTACCACGAAACGACACTCAAGAAGTTCCCAGAAATACTCACAGAGTGGTTCGAGGAAATCGAAGAACCAACAGATAGTATTCACTGGAAGCCTAGAATTGGCGATAGGTGTTTTATTCTTGAGAATGTCAATATAAGACCAACAAACTATACTGGAATGTTACGTGATTACAATGCTTGGCATACTGGCAGGGTGTTCCGCACTGAAGAAGAGTGCGAAAAAGCACGCGACCGCGAATTAGCCGAAGCCAGGCTACGCCGAACTTCAGACTTTAAGCCAGATTTTGAGAATGGCAAAGGTGGCTGGATTGTTGAGTATGATTACGCAAAACATCGTCTCGCGGCATGGAGATATCCTTTTGAAAACAGTGGAGAACCTGTACGTTACGAAACCGAGGAAGACGCTAAAAAGTCTATTGAGGAAAACTGATGGGTGAATTAAGGGCAGTATTTGACGCTATGAAAAAAGAGCGTGAAGAGCGTCGAAAATCCCTTGAACCAAGTCGTGTACAATACGCAACCGACTTACTCATAGAGGCTTGGTATGCTGTAGCTTGGGACGAAAGAGAGAAAGCCATATACATTTATAAGAGCAACGACAGAAAGAACCATATCGCAAAACTATATCCGTATAAAGGCTGGTGGACTGGTAAGGGTATCGGTTCAGGACGTGGTGTCCACGAATTGATTAAAAAATTAGGAGAAAATAATGTCAGGAACACGAACAGGCGGTCTGAAAGCCGCTCAGAAAAACTTAGCAAGCAATCCTAACTTCTACGCAGAAATTGGACGAAAGGGCGGCTTTGCTACATTTGCATCACACGGAAGTTATAAGGGATTTGCACAAGATATCGAATGCGACTGCGATCTAATCGAAGGCACCCACTTTGTAAAAAATGTGCTGGTAAAAAAGGTGGTCGCATCAGTAAACGTAAGTAAACGGGTACAAATTGTAACCAGTAGAACATTAACAATTCAACCGCAGAACTGGACAGACGACCATTTGCCCACCCGAGTCGTCTGTTCAACTGGCAACATCAAACCTTAAAGTAATTAACTCACTTAATGATATACAAATTGGTGTTGTCAACTGGCTATATAAGTGGCGGAATAGGTAGACGCTATACCCAACGGTAAGTCCTCAAACTGCGCATTTGGGGCAGAACGTGGAATGTGCGGTGACGGGAGTTCCAAATCCGACTTAAAGCAAAGCGACGTGGCATGTGATGTGACTTTACGAAACCTAATTCCCTCGAATGTGAGGAAATTAAAACTCGGCAAATCATCGCCTTATATAGCCGATACTGGTAACGTGTTCGGGGTGTGAGGATAGTGTGAGCAATTAACTATCTAGCGTACCACGCTGTCGACCTTACAGGTTGCCAGCACCAGTTCTGCGGTTGAAATTAAAACATATAACTAAATAGGAGGGATTGTATGTTTTCAATACATCCAATAGAGGTGATGTGGGCACAAGCCCCATCAGATATTAAAGTGAATTTAGCTCTTAGCCTTATAGTAGAAATACTTAAAATATCAGATGGCAGACGCGCAGAGATTACGCTTGACGATGGCGAAACGTGGATGAAATAATAAGGAGGTATAGACAATGAGTGAAACTGTAGGATATGTAGGAAAACTCACACTTCATAAAAAATATAAAGACGCTAATGAACTTCAAGCCAATCTACATAAGTTCTGGCAAAGCATACCTAGAGAAAAACGTAATAAATTCTATCAAGACGTAGAAGAGATTGACGATTATGAGCTAGAAGACAACGGCTATGTCATTATCGACAGAAATTGTATTTATAAGATTGAACTAGACAAAGAATTTGACATGGATAACAACTTCGTTGAAGTTGCTAAAACTCAAGATGATACTTATGAATTCATTACGTGGTTCTATAACGGCTCAACTGACCTTAGGGAAATGTTACAGAAGGGTTTTGATCAAATAGAGAAAGGAAATGACAATGATCTATAAAGTCAATGTTCGAATAGTAAAAGAGGGTACTGTTTTTGTTGAGGCAAAAACTGAGGATGAAGCCGAAAGGATTGCTACGAGTGATAGCGTTATATCGAAACCAGGTTTTGCAGACACTATAGAGTACTACGCCGATGAGATTTATAACGCTGATAGCACTGTTGATAAATCAGAGATTGAAATTATCAAGGCGGAGGACGTGCTATGACAAGTAATGGCTATTACCCTAAAAAACTAATTTATCTCGGCGACAACACTGAAAACCGAAAAGCAATCCTAGTGTCTGCACCAAATGAGTTTACCGATGTTGTACTTGAAACTATAGAACTTAGTGTAACCGACTTCGAAGACAAATATCATCAAGTAGCCGCAGCCTGTGGAGCGGAGTTTGTAGACGTCAACGACATTAAGATTATTGGTCAAGATAATCAACCGACAGACAACGAAAGGAAATCTAAATGAAAATTATAGCCGACAATCCAGCTGAAGAAGCCTTGTTGTGGCGTATTAAAGCCCTGAGTGACGAGCTGGTCCATCAAGATAATCGATCCACCAATATGCCAATGTGGACGATCCTAGATAATAACAAAGCTGGCAAAGACTATGGCGCGGTCATGTACTTTACTGGCAAAGCTGCCGAGCAGCACATCGAGGAAAACTATCATCATTATGATAATCCAATGATATATGTTCGCAGCGCTCACGACAACCGAGAATTAAAAGACATTGTTCACTTGCTTATCCTAGCTGGTGGTAATGAAATACCAAGTAATCATTATGGGACTTTGAGAGATGCGTGATATTAACTTCGATATCGCAGGTCAAGTGCCTAGTAAGAAGAATAATAAACGGATTTTGAAAAATTCACGTACTGGTAATAGATTTATTGCCAACAGCGAGAAATTTAACAATTGGCACGAAACAGCCATGAAAGAGATATGTTTTTCCTCTAAGGTTCGTAAGTTTAGAAACATGAAATGGGAGGGTCCCTTAGAGGTAATGATGGTTTTTTATAATAAAGACAGAATCCGTCACGATCTCGATAACATGGCAAGTAGCATACTCGACCTGCTAGTCGATGCTGGTTATTTAGAAGATGATTGCTGTGGAATAGTTAATCGCCTAATAATAAGTTTTGGCGGTGTTGATAGAAAAAATCCTCGTGTGGAAGTGACTATAACAGAGCTGGCGGAATAGCTGATTTATGTTATAATAATAAAAGTTATATTGGAGGGCAGCGGTGATGAATTTGGAAGGCACTGAAAATTATGGCTATGATGAATGGTTAGAGTTTTTTAGAAAAATACCTGCTGCTGAACTGATTGATTCTATAGAAGAACTAAAAACTAAACTTCCTGGCGATGGATATGCGGCTGCCATGCGCTGGATTGATATCTTTGATAATCCTGGCAAAATGGACAAGCTTTATAAGGGCAGGCTCGACAAAGAGATTGAAACTGACATTATGGATCTTGCGATCGGTGATGATGACGAGAAGTTTTATGAAAGCTTGATCCGTCAAAACGTTGAACAGCTCACCTCGTCAAGTATTTCACAACAGGAAGTGGCGAGGTTGTCGCAGAATATCAATATTTTTAGAAAAGAACTGCAGAATATTCGGTCCCGTCGTCCAAAATCTGGTTCGGTCCTGGAAAAGGTCCTAGCGAAGGCGGCAGCGCCCTCTAATGCCGCGAAAAAAGCAAAAAAACCAACCAAATCTACATCTAAAAAGGCTAAAACCGCACCTAAGGCTGTAGGAGCGACGAAAAATAAAAAGGTGATTAAGGATACCTCTAATGCCGCGAAAAAAGCAAAAAAATAACCAAATACCGCGAATTGATTTGTATGATCCTGGTAATACTGAAAAAGCCGAGCTTTTATTTGAGCTGCTCGATGAGTATGGTATGACACTGCTTGAATGGCAGCGTTTGGTGCTGCGCCGTTGGCTGGCTGAGGACGAGGACGGTAATTTTGTCAATCTTGATTGCGGCTTGAGCGTGCCTCGCCAAAATGGCAAAACTGAGATTATTGTAGCGCGGATTATCTATGGTATTATTTTCCGCAAAGCTAAAGGTTTATTCACTGCTCAGCAGCAGAATACAGTTGATGTTGTTATTAAACGTGTGCAAGATTTTTTCTATGAAAATGAACATCAAGAGATATTCAATTTATTAACGCCAAGATTCCGTAAAAAACCAAGGAATTATAAGTTTATTGAATTTTTGAACGGCGCTGAGTATCATTTCTACACTAGAACGCGCATGGGTGGTTTGGGATCTACTAACGATGATCTAATATGCGATGAGGCTGCAGAGATGCTTGATTCACATCAATCAGCGTTGGTGCCAACGACTGCATCAGCTAAGACAGGCAATCCTCAAATTATCTACGCCGGAACGCCACCAATGGCTGAAACTGTCGGTGAGGTGTTTGCTAGAAATAGACGAAATAAGCTAGAAGGTGCTGCTGGTGTTTGGACTGAATGGGGCGTTGAAAAGATTACTGACGTGCACGACAAGGAAGCTTGGTTAGACACTAATCCCTCACTAAATATATTTTTGCTCGAAAAAGTGATACAGACTGAAGCTGACAGTATGACGATAGATGATTTTAATCGTATGCGGCTTGGTTGGTGGGATGGTATTGATAATAAGCGAGCGATTAAACAGACAGATTGGGATGACCTTGCTACTGAGAAACCTGACTTTGATGACGGCTTTAAGCCTGTATATTCTGTAAAGTTCCCCCCAGACAGAAGCTCGTGGTCCCTAGTAGTTGCGCAGCCACTAAAAGATGGACGTGTACATGTTGAGGTGGTGATGAGCCGCCCGATGAGCGAGGGATTTCATCGTTTATCGAAATGGCTGATCGAGCGGTGGAGGCAAGCAGCAGTGATTATACTTGATGGAGCGACTGGAGCGCCGATACTGTTTGAGGAGCTTACAAAGGCTGGCATTCCTAAAAAGCGTATCATCCTGCCGACTATGAAAGAGGTGGTGGCAGCACATCAGTTTATGAGAGATGCTATTGACAGAGGCGAATTATCTCACTACGACCAACCGCTATTGAATCAGACGGTCCGTATAACAAAAGAGCGGTCATTTGGTCGATATGGTGGCTTTGGTTGGGAGAGTATGACTGATAAATTATCGACCGCGCCGCTCGACGCTGCAACGTTTGCCTTTTGGGGGCAAAAGGTATTTCCGAAAAAACAGGTTACTGCTAAGGATAAAAAGATGAGAGCTGATCGTTGGCAGCAAGTGCTTGGCAATATCGGTCAGTCCTAGAGTTTTCCACAGGTTCACCAAAAAATCTCTGACTTTTTTCCATAAAATGTATGTAAAACGCTTGCATTATGTAAGCAACTTTGCTATAATTAAGACAGTCAAGCGAGGCACATTAACAATTAGAGGATATAACAATGAAACTAATCACAATAAAAGCTTTTATCGGAAGCAATAACAAGACTAAAAAACTTGAGGTCGACAAGATAATATCAACTGTAAGTATTAACCACGAAGCTTTCACTCTCGACTATCCAGTTATCGGATGCTGGAGGGGCGAGGTAGAAGAAACAGCAGTACTCTATCTATCAGACGAACGACAAAAGGTGATGAACACGCTCAATAAACTAAAAGAGGTGTTAGATCAAGAAGCAATCGCCTATCAGATAGAGAACAAGCTAAACTTAATATAAAACTAACGCCTCGCTTGGCGCTAAGATCCTCTAAAAAGAAAGGAAAGACTATGCCAATAGTAAATCGAATTGTAAAAAAGAATGGCAAGATTATTAAATCTAAGGTTGAGATACCTACACCAGTTTATAATGTCAGAATTAAGCAGGAAGTGTATGAACGGCTTGTGGTGCTTGCTGCTGAAAACGGTCGTAGCGTAACTGGTGAGATAAACTACCGGCTTGAGCAGTCGCTTAAAAAGTAGTATCATAGCTGTGCGATTGTTGTGATTAGCAGTCGTTGTTATATAGCGCTCTGTTTGTCAGAGCGCTTTTCCTTTTGCTAAAACAAGCCCCGCCCTACCAAGCTCTTGAATTTGGCGTAGGGTTGATATCGTCTGGCAAATCATCCCCCGGCATCTTTGCCCCCTTACGCCTGTTGCATATCCTGTGAGTAAGCTGTAGGTTATCTATGTCATAAGGCGAACCGCCACGAGAAACTGGTATGATCTCGTCTAGCTCTGGTGACATCGGGCTACCTGCTGGCAAAGTCTTATCGACCTCACGTCCGCAGATACCACAAGTATCTTGCATAGCATAAACTCTTTTGCGCAAATCTTCTCGTAGTTTTGGGAACTGTCGTCGTGGATCTTTAGCTGTTGCATACTTCCTACGCTGTGCCATAAACTTATTATAAAATAGTATGATACTTTTGTAAAAATATTGACACAATATAATTTTATGGTGGCGGGGAGGGTGTATATCCCGGTCCCAGAGGCGCCAAGCGCGGTGAGTGGGGCTATTTTCACGCGAGAAAAAAAACGAGTTTTTCTGGCGGGTGCGCGGGTGATTGATTTAAGGGGTAGATGATGGTATAATATGGGTATTATGACGGAGGGACAGCGTGACTATTTGGCTGATCTGGCACTGCGCAAAGGTGTGGTGCTGGAGGACACTGACAACAAGTCGGTTGCCTGGGCGAGTAAGAAAATTGACGAGCTAAAGGCGATGGATGACGCTGAGTTTTCAGAGCCAACGGCAGAGTTTTCGAAAAAGGTTACAGCTACCGTAGATAATATCATCAAAGGGATACAAGCGTGGACTTTTCAGAAATAACGCTGGATGTTGCTGGCGATATTAATAAGACTATAGCGGCTATTTTACATGAGGGTATTTCGCCAGATAAAAAAATAGAGTTGGTAGCGGATGTGCTGAAGCAGACTGGACGCGACCTGCATAGCAAGCTGTATTCACTATCAAGCGAGGTGTTTGGCTCGGCAGCGATGCTAAGTGGCGGATATGGTGCGGAGATGGCTGATCAGGCGGAACGGCTGGCAGTGAAGATCGTGCGCAACAGCGCGCTGAATCGGCAGACCGCCGCGATGCTACTAAAAGAGTATTGTGATGTGGTGTTGGCGACGGCGCAGCACGAAGCTTTTACGAATGCAAAGTCTATGCAAAAACACCCGACGTTGACACGGCGCGCTAATGTCGGTAAGCCAGACTGCGCTTGGTGTCAGAAAAAAGCTGGAGTATATGTTAATCCGACGAGCGATGATTTCAAGCGGCACCACAAATGCGACTGTGTGTTTGAGGTGAGTGGTTATAATTCGCGCAATGGCGTGCTAAAGAATTTTAAGAAAGGATAACTATGATCGGCATAGATATTGAATTTAAGAACAGACCTAATGAAGACGGCACGCTGTCGAGCTTTACGATCAAGGATTGTTTGGTGTCGCAGACGAGTACGCCGACCGCAGCCAAGCCTGAGGTGATGGTTCATATCCCGAAGACGAGCAGTGAGACTGTCGATGGAGCGTGGTTTGACTACAAAGGACACTCGTATCACGTCGTTGGTACGACTGTACCGTTGATTAAAGAGAACACTCCGTCTAGGTGGGACAGATATTGCATTGCACAGCGGATATATTAAGACATCCTGTTGTGGACATGTGTATAAAATGGTATAATATAGTAAATAACCAAAGGAGGGTATTATAATGATTATTCGTAACAAAGAATCTGGCGAAACAATTGAAGTGATGGATGACACCATTATTGCTGAATCTGCTTGGGAAGTAGTGAAGCCAGAGGGAGAATTCGTAGAGGCTTCCGATGATAAAGACTCCGAAATTGAATCTGATACTGAAGTCGAAACTGAAGATGCTGGCAAAAGCAAGAAAAAGTGATATAATATAATCATTACAACGCCACGCTTGCGGCAAATGCGGATAAATAAACTATTTATTCGCATTTTTTATGGCAGAACTCAAAGACTTTACCACTAAAGAAAAATTAGCCGAAATATGGCGAGCCTTGGATATTGACGAGGAAAGGCGGGCTGAGGCGCTTATTCGTGCAGCATCTGCTCAGTTGCGGCTGATTGCTAAAAACAACAATATTGATCTGGATGAAATCATCGAAAAAGATACTAACGAAGTATTTGCTGATTCGGTAGGCTTTGTAGTGTTGTCAGCTGTGAAGCGTGCCATGCTGACGCCTGCTGATGCGCCACCAGCCACGCAATGGTCACAGTCAGCAAGCCCGTACTCTGAAAGCATGACATTTACTAATCCTGCTAGCGACTTATATTTTAAGAAAAGCGAACTACAGATGCTGGGTTTGAGTAAGATATCTGGTAAGTCGCAGATTGGTGTATTGAGAGGAGTTAGGGGATGATACTGGATAACTGGAAATGGGTTTATTCACAGCTTAATAAATCGGTTGGTAAATATCCGTTCTATGATGGTACATTCAGCTACAGCGACTACGAAACGAGTAAAATTGCACGATCAATCACTAGGCAACATGTCGGCTGGGGTAGGCGTGCTGTTGAGATGCGCGCAAACAAAACGCGGTTTGATAGGTTTGAAAATGATACTATCGGACTGAATGAGATCCTGGATGAATACAAGGTGCGCGAGGCGTTTGATAATCTTAAGGAAGATATCCTGGTGTGTGGTATCGGCTTTTTGGCTCTGGCAGGTGACAAGGTGATGCCGTTTACTGCGTTGGAGGCGACAGGTGTGTACGATTGGTATACGCAAAATCTGAAGTCTGGCGTGGCGGTGTTCCGCCGCAGTAGCACACCGAGCGTTATTGATGGTCCCGACAGCTATATGCAATTCTTTAGTGACAAAACGATAGTGTGTGAGAACGAGACTCTGAACTCATACGATAATCGCACCGGACGTCCATTGATGACAATGCTGACACACAAGGCGACGACACGCCAGCCGTTTGGCAGGACGGTGCTGGTTCGGTCGTCTCGCGATGCATTGATTGACGCTAGCCGTACAGTTCGACAGGCTATTATTGCGGCGTACCACTACAACACTAAAGTCGATATTCTATTAGGTGTCGATAACGAGACAGACGTTGACGTGATCAAGTCGCAGACAGGCGATATCCTGAAAATTACGTCGAATGAGAACGGTCAGATACCACAAGTGGCGCAGTTTGCACAGCACGCTATGGCACCATTTAACGATTCGCTGCTGATGTCTGCACGCAACTTCTGTGCTGACACGAAGCTATCGCTAAATAACTTAGGATTATCAAGCAACGCCCCGCAGTCGCCTGAATCGTTGGAGATTGTCGGCGATGACCTACGCGAAGCGATCATTGAGTGGCAGAAAGAAATCGGTAATCAGCTTAAGCACTTCGCAATGACGTTGTGGATGTACAAGAATAATGTTACGAAAATAGACGATAATTTACGGCAGAAGCTTGACGCTATTTTACCGGTATGGTTGCCAATTTATCGGTCCGACATTAGCAAGTTTGGTGACGGCTTGAATAAGGTCGCGCAGGTGGCGCCAGGTATCGTGATGCAACGGTCAGTATGGCGTAATGCAGGATTATCGAGTAATGAAATTGATCAAGTTATCACGAGCATCGTTGATAATTTACAGAACGATTCAAAAACTAAATAAATACTATGATTATGGCTTGTGATTTTGTAAAGTATGTATTATAATATTGATACGTATACTTTTGACGGAGGGAATAAAAGGGTGACATATTACACCAAAAACGACGCAGGCGAATTTACAGAAGTCAACACAGACGATATGTTTAAGGAACGCCACGAGCGCTGGGTCAAGAACGAATCAGCAAAGATTCGCGAAGACGTAGAAAAAGCAGTGCGTGACGAACTTACAAACACTATTACTGAGCGGGCTGAGAAAGACGCTAAGGAAAAATATCAACCTCAGATTGACGATTTGACGTCGAAGAACAAAGATTTAGAGACGACAATTCTACAGAAAACCATTGCCGCTGAGTATGGCTTCAAGCCTGGCACTGAGAAATATCTTGGTACTGGCACCGAGGAAGATATGCGCAAAGAAGCTGACAACCTGAAAGAGAAGTTTGGTGGCGGAGCAACCGCACCGAACCGACAGCAACCAGGTAAAGCTAGCGCGATTCAGACGCGTACAGGTGTAAAGGTTACGATCTAATTAACCTAACTATTATCCAAGGAGGGTAATATTATGGCAGTAACTGATCTGCACACACTTGATATTGCTGAGCCGCTTGATAAGTTGTTCTCAACTGGCGGTACTTTCTCGGGAGCTGTATTGTCTTTAGTTCCTGAAACGCCGACTATTAACATTGGCGAAAACAAGCCGTTCGTGATGGAAGGTCGCGCTCGCGGTGCGCTTGTCCATGAAGGCGGTGCAAAGCCTGACAACGGACGCAAGGTAGTATCTAAGCCGTTCACGACAGCGAAGCTGGTCTATTCGCAGCGCGTCACTGAAGAGTTTATGCGCTGGACAGAAGCAAAACAGGCTGACTTTATTAGCCGCTTGGTTGACAACTGGCTAACAAAGTCGTTGGGGTTAGATTTGGATACTATCGTGCTGCATGGTATGAATCCATCTACTGGCACAGTTGACACTGAGCTAACCACCTACATGACTAAAGCTGGCTCAAGCATTCTAGTTCCGACAACCGGTACTACTGCGGCAACTCTTGATACAGACTTTGCTACGGCTGTAACAGAGCTGTCGGAGCAGAATATCAACGGTGTGGCTATTTCAAGTGATGCATCCAAGCTACTCTCGACAGTTATTGAAGGTAACCAGAAGAAATATCCAGAATTGGGTGTGTTCGGCTTGAGTGGTAATATGTTGGCTGGAAAACCTGCTGCAACATCACCAGAAGTTGCGCGTGACAAGAAAACTAAGCTGGTGCTTGGTGACTGGAGTCAATTGCTTCTCGGCTTCGCTGGAGTAGCTGAATGGCGCGTTCATACCGCTGGTGACTTTGATAATACAGGCAAAGACTTGGCTGGACACAACCAAATTGGTATCCGCATGGAGTTGCCGTTTGGCTTCCAGATTTTGGACACTAAGGCGTTTGCTGTTGTAAAGGCGGCGTAACATGGGCAACGACAAGAGCAATATTGCGATCGGTCTGCCTAACCCGAAAGGCGCTCTATATTGGGCGCCTCTGGGTACAACGCTACCAACTGACGCCACCACGCCACTCGCAAGCGAATTTGTGAATCTGGGTTATGTGACTGAAGATGGTTTGACTTCAACAACGGCAGAAGAGGGTGATGACATTAAGGCTTGGGGTCCTGAGACTGTCGCCCGCAACCAGACAAGCTACGGACGTAACTTTACGTTTAACCTGCTAGAGTCATCGCGTGTATCAGTCTTGCAGTTCCGCTATGGTAAGGGAAATGTCAAGATTGAAACTGATGGCGCAATCACCATTGATGACACTGGTGAAATCTTACCTCACGGTGTATTTGTCTGCGAGACCATCGAGACTAATAGCGGCGGGGTCCGACGTCACCGTCAAATTCTAGGCGACGCACAGTTTACTGATCGCTCTGGTGACATGACGTTCAACAACTCAGATGCTATCACTGTACCGGTATCTCTGACTGCGTATAAGTTTGCGGACGCCGCTGGCAAATTGGTGTATGTAAAGGAGTACTACTCTAAGAAATCCTAGAGACTAGGAAGAGTACACGCAGAAAAACGACTTGCAAAATAGTCGTTTTTTTGTTATAATATATATCATGTAATTCTTATGGAGGGATAATATGGCGAGTGAGCCAAAAAAGACAATTGAACTTTGGGATGGATACACGGTTGATGTCAATATGCAACTAATGGACGATTTCGATTTCATTAGTGACTTATCTGAAGCGCACCGAACTGGCAATATCTCTGAGCTAGTGACTATGTATATGGCGTTGATCGGTGGCGATAAGGTTTATGATGACATTCGTGCTTACATCGAAAAAGAGTATGGTTACTTCTCGCAGAAAGCGCTACTAGAGATTACGGCGAAGGTGGACGAATGCTTCCCAAAAGCTGGCAATCGAGCGCAGCGGCGTTCGTGGAAGAATTTAGTCTAGTTGAAGCTGATTTCCAACAATATTATCATCTGAACTTATTAGAAGCTTGCCCGGATACCGACGGACGTCGAAGCGGTTTCTTGCGCTATGCTAGGCTATTTGAGAATTTGCCAGTAGAAAGCAGGATTTTCCGCAAGCTAGTGCCAGCAGCGAGTTGGACATGGCACGACGAAACGTTGAGTCAAATACTACAAGAACTGAATATACTCACAACATTGACTTATAATATGAACAAGCGCAAAACTGCTAAGCCTGCTAAAGCTATGAAGAAGTTTGAGCCAGAGTATGTTGCTGAAATGCGTAAGCAGCTTGATAAAGATCGTAAGAAACAGCAAGCAGAAGAGCAGGACGACTTAAAAGATTTATGGCAACATCTGAACCCGAACGCGCAATATCAGGACTAGCTGATCAGTTTATCAAGAGCCTTAGCAATTTCAGCGTCGGTGAAGTTGATTGTTGACTTTTTCTTAATAAATAAACGCAAACTGCGAACGACGTCAGGTGACTTGATAGCCTTTCTCATATTGTCTTCGGTCAATGCATCAAATCGCTTCCAGTACTTATCCAGATCGCCTTTTAATACAGATTTCTTAGTAAGGTTGACTAGGTGCTTAGCAGCAGTGCGGATTGTTGACAGATTTGTCAGGTCGTATGCGAAGATACGCTGCGAGCGAATTGGCTTCTCAAAAATTACACGGTGCAACTCAATGCAGCGTCCATTTGTCAGAATGACCCAGTCAACACCTTCGTTTGAGGCATAGTCAACCGCTTGTTTTAAGTGCCGTTCATTTAGATCGATAGAAGTTGCTTTGGCTTCAACAATAAAATGAATCTTCTTATTTAATTGTACGACATAATCAACGTAGGTACCGCGGATCATATGTTCCGTCTTTATTTCGTCAATCAGCGTGTATCCAAGCACAGTGCTGAGCAAACTATTGACCATCAACCGCGCTGTCGATTCATCAGCGTTGAGGTTTTCCTTTTTTGTTAAATATTTTTTGCGATATTCGCGTAATGCTTTTTCACAAGCTTTCTCTTGAAACTCTGTAGACATAATATCCTCTTTTATCTTAAAACTTGCATTTATTGTAACAATAGTATACTCAAAATGCAAAATAATATACCATGTGATATTATGTAGATATGTCAAATGTAGATTTTATTCTTGATAAATCTGGCGGCGCAGACATACTTCGTAACAACCCAGGCATAGCGCAAATCCAGATGCAGAACATGAATCGTATTATGGATACAGTGAGAGCGCAATTTGTAGTGGAGTTTGGTTTTGAGGGCAACTTTGAGCTTATGACAGAGCCGACAGCATTTCGTCAACGAGTGATGATTAAGGCTGCTGATAAGCGGACTGCTGGCGCGTTGAAGACTAAGCCAGGTTGGCTGGGGTCTTTTGTCAAAAACCTTAGCATATGATATAATATAATCATTACAACGCCACGCTTGCGGCAAATGCGGATAAATAAAACTATTTATTCGCATTTTTTATGGCAACTTCAATCGGTACAGCATGGATTCAGATAAAGCCCTCTCTCAAAGGGGTTTCTAACGACGTCAAGAAAGCACTTGGTGACGCTGGTGATGGTGTCAGCAATAACTTTGGCTCTAAATTTAAGAGCAGTTTTTTAGCGTCATCTAAAGCGGCTTTTGGTGAGGCGTTTTCAGAGTTTGGCAAACGGTCTGATGAAGCGTTCTCTAAATTTAAGTCACTAGCAGCTGGCGCGATGGTTGGACTGGGCGGTATTGCTACATATGCTGTTAAGCAATTCGCTGAGTATGAGCAGCTTGTTGGTGGCGTGGAAACACTCTTCAAGAAGAATTCGGGTGAGGTGGTCCAATACGCCAAAAATGCATACAAAACAGCTCAGTTATCGGCTAATCAGTATATGGATACTGTCACGAGTTTTTCCGCGTCGCTGTTACAGGGGTTAAAGGGTGACACCGCTAAAGCTACGAAGATAGCAGACATGGCTATCACTGACATGGCTGACAATGCAAATAAAATGGGTACGTCAATGGAGTCAATTCAATACGCATATCAGGGATTTGCAAAGAACAACTACACCATGCTCGACAACTTGAAGCTGGGTTATGGTGGTACTGCAAGTGAGATGGCGCGCCTTATTAACGATAGTGGTGTGATGGGTAAGACGTTTAAGGCGACAGCTAAAAACGTCAGCAGTATTCCGTTTGATAAGGTTATCGAGGCTATACATAATATTCAAACTAAGCTTGATATTACTGGCACTTCAGCTAAGGAAGCGTCATCGACAATTAGCGGTAGTTTTAATGCTGCTAAAGCTGCTTTTGATAATATGCTGACGTCATTAGCTGATCCAAACGGTAATTTTGAAGAGTCGTTCAATATATTTCTAGCCAGCGCAAAACAATTCTTACAGAATTTGGCACCAGTCATAAAAAGCATGCTGAAGACTGTTTTCGAGGAGATTAAAAAGCAATCGCCAGAATTAGCTCAGGGATTAAAAGACGCTGTGGATACTATTCGCAAGCTATTTGACTTTGCTAAAAATAATCCAGAGCTAATCGCTAATATTGTAAAGTTAGCTGTTGGATTCAAGGCTTTGCAGATAGCTACAGGCGGTGCGCGTTCTGCACTTGATACATTAAAGCCATGGGCAAAGCTAGGCAAGGGTATTTTTACTGGCGTCATCGGCGGCGCTCAGACGTTGATAGGTAAATTCAAAGATCTGAAGGCTGCTAAAGGTTCAGTTGATGCTGTGACGAAAACAATGGAGGGCGCTGGCAGTGCGGTTGGCGCATCTGCTGACACGGTAGCTGGTGGTGTAGATAAGTTATCGTCTGCGGTAAAAAAATCGCCTAAGGAGTTCACTTTTGGTAAGAGTATGGCTAACTTCTTTAAGGAGATGGGGACTTTGGCTGGTGGAGCTGTGCAGGGTGCCTGGAAGCCAGTGACGGAGTTTTTCAAAGGTGCTGGTGAGACTGTTGCCGGATTCTTTAAGGCTTTGGCATCACCGGATGTACTAGTGGGCGTGCTGTCATTTACTGCAGCCGCTGCCGGCGTGGCAGCCGCAATCCTGTTGATTGGCGGAGCTTTGGGTATCGTATCACCAGGGCTGAGAGATTTTCTGAATATGGTAGTAATCCCGCTGGCAGCGTTTTTAGTAGGCACGTTTTTGGTCGTGCTGGGTGCGGTTACTACCACTATAATCAGACTAACCAATGAAGCTGTTATACCGCTCACAAACGCAGTAGCCGGCGGTCTGACCGATGTGTTCAATTCAATCGGCGGCGTAATTGAGAGTGCTGGTAATGCTATATCACGCGTGGTGGATTCTATATCGAATGGAATATCTAAAATCATCAACTCTATCGCTAACTTGATCAGTTCTGTTGGTGGACAGGACTGGTACGGTACTGGCTATGGCATCACGCGCAACTTTACTGCTGGCTTGTTAGACGGCATGATTGACTTGCTTCAAGATTCGCTGAATAAAGTGATTAATAATATCATCAATATTCCTGGTATCGGCAACGCCCTAAAGGCGGTTGGCGTAAAGGCTAATCCAGTCAATTTATCCGGCTTTAAGCTGGGCAAGCGCGCTAAGGGTGGTCCAGTATTCGGTCCTGGCGGTCCAACTAGCGATTCAATTCCAATGCTACTCTCAAATGGCGAGTATGTCATTAAGGCGTCATCTGCGCGCAAGATTGGCTACGACAAGCTGAATGACATAAACACGACTGGCAGCGCTGGCAATACGCTATATCAGACTATTAACATCAACGGCTATAATCGTGATCCAAAAGAGCTTGCTGACGAAATTAGTAAAATAATCGCCTTGCAAAAAGGGAGGGTGATGGGATGATAACTTTACGTGGTAAATTTAGCTTGGTGGCAGTGGTAAGAGATGATGGCGAGCGGCTTGATCTTACCGGTTCTGAAGTAAGGCTGAGTGCTGACAATAGCTTACTACAACGCCCAGATCTCGATACTTCAGACATAGACTACACCGATACCGATGGCGGCGAAATGATTCGCCAGCGGCTGTCTACTTACACTCAATCAATCAATGGTCTGATCTTGCCTAAAGAGAGTGGTTTTTGGAAGCTATACAGTATGATTAGTAGCTTCTTTGCCGCCAATCATACATTTACCTTGGTTTATGGAAGACGAGACGGTCAGCTATTTGCTATTAAAGGGGCTTGGCGGAGTAGCAGCTTAGATTTGCCTGTGCCGGCAGATGAAGGCAATACGACATTTTCAACCGAATTCAAAGTAGGCAACTCAGTCTTGTTTGAGTATACTGAAGGTAGTGATGGACATGAGGTGTATTCAAATAACGTAAAACTGGGTCGCGTCTCAGCCGCAACTGGCGGTGAGGTTTGGGACAGCAAAGGGCAAGTATTTGATACAGTTGGCGAGGTCTGGGCTGGTGCAAGCGGTGGGCTAAGCAGTGTATTTGTTTCTTCGACTGTTAAGGTTTATCCTGTCTGGGTCTTGCGAGGTCCTGCTGTCAATCCATTAATTCAGAATAATACGACAGACACGTCGGCAACTTATCATGGCAGCATATCATCAACTCAGACGCTTGTCGTTGATTTTTCGACCGGTGAGGCGCGACTAAACGGTGCTATCGTTTCAAGGAATGTCATTGGTCAGCTATTAATCGCTCCGGGAAATAATTTAATTGGATTTGATGTGGAAAGTGGTGAAGCCACAACATCAGATCTGGAGTGGAATAATGTCATTGGCTAATTCAGATAAAAAACACAAGCTATTGCTGTATATTGGCGATACGCTAATTGGCGACTTCAATAAGTTTGCTCAAAATCGAGCGCTGAGCGAGACGTTAAAAAGCGAGTCAGATTCAGCGATAGCTGATCAGTTTACTTTTAGCATTAGCTGGTCCAAGTTCAAAAAACATGCAAAAATACGACTGGACGATAATCCAGAATCATTGCTACGTGTCGGCAAAACTCACATGGTATTTTTAGTGGACGGATTACCTCGCTTTTCTGGATTTTTAGCAACTAGACCGGCGCGCAGCGGCTATGGGTCTGATCAGCAGTTAGATCTAAAGTTTTTCGAACACTTTGCAAGGCTAAGCGGCGATTTGGTGTGTGACAAGAATAACACGAAGTCACCTCACCGCACCTTTTCAAACACCCCTGGACATATCTTTGCTCAAAGCTTGATTAGCGAGTTTATCACAAGAGCGAAAAATGCTGGTGAGACTGTTAGATGGAAATTTGGCATTGTGAATGAGCTTAGGCTAAAAACCGTTGAGTATAATGATTTTCAGACGGTTAGTAAGGCGCTATGCGACGCGATGAATAATGAAACGGGGACTGGAAAATTTGACGTGGTTTTTCGTGTCAACCCAGACAATCATAACGAGCAGATTATTGATATTCTTAAGCCTCGCGGTCGCCGTAAAAACATCATCATAAAATATCCGAGCGATGGAGTCTATAAATTATGGGCGAGTGGTTATGCGGTCGAAGAGTCTGCTGACTATGCTAGTGATGTACTAGTGGCTGGTAACGGGCAGGTTGGCAATCCTGAAACTGGTGAGGATACTGCCGAGCTTGCCAGTGCTAGCAATCACGCGGCTGTTCAAGACAACTGCTACTGGCGAGTTTATGAAACGCAATCAAACCTCAAATCTCAAGCGGCAGTTGCAGAATATGCTCAAAAATCCTTAGCACAGCGCAGCTTTGATTCGTTAGTCCCGCAGATAAAGTTGGTAGGGCGACCTATTGTCTGGGGTGATTCAGCTAACGAAAACAATGGGTTAGCACTCGGCGATGAGTTTAGATTTCAGGAAGAAAACGACGATGGCAGCGACTTCAGCGGTTGGATGCGGATAATTGCGATGGAGACGAGTTGGGATAATCAAGGTGTTGCCACTGTGACGCCACGCTTGCGGAGAGTTGATTGATGTTTAATGACAACACGACGCGTCGACTAATGTCAATCGAGAATGAGCAGCGATCCCAGAAAGTCGCGGCACCGTTGAATTATGGACAGCTAACTCAGGGTAGTTTACCGACCGCTGTTTGGAGCGGTTTTATTAGCCAATACCTGGCGCCGGACAAAACAGCCGTGGCGGAGTGGGAAATCATTTTTCGTCGAACTGACGGAGTCAAAAAACCGCCTCTGGTGCAGCTGTCATACGATCATAATCAAAATCCTCATACATATCCAGGTGTGACAGGTAGAGATCCAAACGCCGATGAAGAATATGGTTGGTGGTTACAGGTTAAAGAGATTGGTGAAGATTATGTTAAATTCGCGATAAGTATAGATGCATCTGCGTGGTGGATTCCAGACCGCGATGGCGCCCACTGTGATTTAACCGTGCAGGCGATATCGCCTGTCGCTGGGACTTTGTCGATGAGGAGAGTTCAATGAATCTTGAAAAGTGGTTAGATAAGCTGGAGCGCGAATCGAAGGCTCTTAAGCAAGGCTTTTATCAAGCAGCGACTAAAATTCCACTATACTCTCGTAGCGCAAAAATCACGACTATACCAAATCGGCTATCCGGCTATTGGAGTGTTCCTACTAATAGCACTGAAAGGGTTTTAGTGACATTAACTACCAAAAAAAGAATTCCTACAATCGCCCAGTTAGAGCTGAAGGCTAGTTCAGGCTCGGTCTCTCGTGTAAGACGCACAAATTATGCTCATGGTGCTCAGTGGGTGATTTATCGATATGGGCTTGATCCGTGGCAGCCTACTACTTATGATGTCGTTGTTCATTCGATGCTTGATGGTGATTTAACGTTGAAAAATATAGGAGCATAAGTGGTATGAATGTAGAATCAAGGATTAGAGCACTTGAAAATGAAAATGCTGCCAGGAAAGTTATATATCCAGTCGCGGCTTCGTTGGTTGACTTTATTCTGCAGGTTTCACAGGTATTTCATGTTCGTGGTGGCGGGAATACTATAATTGACGTGGTGATTAAATTTACTCCGGATATTAAGCCAAAAGACGGTCCTCTGTTTGTAGATTTATTTCCGCAAGTGTCAGCTAACGCTGATTTTTCAACACAATTTCCCAAAATGACTTTTTATCAGCTACCTCAAGCTGATGGCGAAGCGGCAGTGATGCTTGGAATTGTTGCGCCAGCTGTGGAGGTCGATTTCTATATTCGCGTCATTGCTACAGGCTCAACGCGAGGGAAATTTACTAAAGTATAAAATAATGATATAATATCCACAGATAAATAACCACGTCACGCTTACGGTAAACTGCGGTAATTCAATTAAGAGGAGAATTATGGCTTTTACCAATCCAGGAAAAATTGTTAGACTACGTTCTCGTCCGAACGGTCGGGGTAGTGCGTATGAAGCGAATATGTGGGCACAGCAGCACTCTGACGGGCTGTTTTCGGGACGTGGAGTCGTTAGAAATACTGTAGCCGACATGAATGTATTAGTGGGAGGAACAACCGATAACCCAGATGTCGTGCTAGGCAAATTACCGAGTGGCTTTTTGATTGCACTTGATATCGTCGGACAGCAGGTTATTAGAATTACCGCACCAAGCTCTAACAAACGCATTGCAAGTGTAGTAGCTTATTCCGACAATATCGCACTAAACTCTACAGATACTAATACTACAGGCTCGCCGTCATCATGCGGTTTAATCGTTGTTTATGGTCCTACTTCGGCGACACCTGTGGCGCCAACTGAATCTCAGATTAGGCAGGCTGTGACGCAAGACGGCGCTACTGGCTCGCAGGCTGTTATTGCAGTCATTGCTAATATTACAACCGAATCTTCCACGACTACAATTACAGATGAAATGATTGCTATCAATTACGGCAAGCTTTCGTCGCACAGTATAGATTTGACGACCATGCCAGTTGCTGGATTTATAGCAACTAAAACTAACAACACCGTTAATGATAAAAAGCCGCTAAATATTCAGTGCGGTCGTGCAAGAGTTGTCGTGCCTGCTGACGCAATTGAAGCTACTGTTGTGGTACAATTTCCAGAGCAATTTAACAGTGGCGCAACACCCGTTGTCACATGCACATATAACGGTTATGGCAACGCTAGCGATCAATGGTCAGATACTTCAAATCCGTCTTGGGCTGGCGCGGCAATTGGTGCGGTCGCGGTCACTAATTCAGGATTTACAGCAAGGTGTCGGCGATTTGACGGTGCTATGCTTAGGGGCGTGTATTACTTTAGTTGGATTGCTATAGGCTAATTATTTCGTGTAGTATATCGTAATTGACAATAATCCGGCTGAGCCTGTATTAAATCGCAACTGCCAGCCACCATTATAAAATGTTACCTTAAGCTGTGAGTTCTGTCCGCTTGGTGCATTCGGGTTGATGTACTCTACGGGGTAGAAGTCAGCACCAGCACGTATTCCGCCCTCAACCTTGATAATCGTTATGGAAGTTTTAGGAAGACCAATATCAATAATCTGCTCTACATTGCCTAGCGAGCGTGTATTCACTTCAAAAGTCTGCCTAAAGATATTTTTCCCGTCGAGCCATTTTTGACCTGTGTCTTGTTCAGCAGTACTGTATTTATTGCCTGGCATGGTCGTCAAATCTATACTGTGCGACGAATCGAGCCGACCCTTGATGTTTATGAGAAATGATATTATAATATAAACATATCACGTCACGCTTACGGTAAACTGCGGTAATTTCAACTAATAATTTGAATAACCGCAGTTTTATTTTATGAACGAAAAACCAGAAGTATCAGCAAAAGAATTTGGAGCGTTACAAGCTAAGGTCGAATACATTAAGGATGGCGTAGACAAACATACTGTCATGCTAGAGCGAATTGAAAACATCGCACAAGCTAATGTTACTCAAGCACAGCTAGCAAAACACGAAAAAGAGGCAGAAGTAAAATACGTCAAGCGTAGCGAAATCGAAGGTGTGATGAATTTTTGGAGCCTGGTAACAAGTAATCTAGCTAAATTATTTGCAATCGCACTTGTAGGCTTGGCTATTTACGCAACAAACAACTTAATTCAGCAAAATAAAGCAGTTACAGAATTAAAAGAAGAAGTTCAACAAACAGTAAGGAGGAAATAATATGATAGAAAAAGCACTAGCTTGGTTTTACGCACGTAAAGGACGAGTTTTTTACTCAATGGAAAGTCGAAATGGTCCAAGCTCATATGACTGCTCAAGCTCTGTATATCACGCATTAAAAGAAGCAGGACTTTTACCGTCTAGTTACTGGATTGGTAACACTGACACACTATTCGACGCCTTAGAGAAAAATGGTTGGGTGCGACTACCTGAAGACGCTAACGGTGAAGCAGACACGCAACGCGGCGATATCTTTATTTGGGGTATTCGTGGCAATTCTGGAGGTGCATTGGGTCATACAGGAATGTTTGTCGACGCAGATAACGTAATTAACTGTCGTTATCAAGCAGGTATTGTAATAGACAATCACGACTGGCTCTGGAGTGCGTCAGGATGCCCACCATACGCATTTTATCGATACGTAGGTAAACCAAAAGAAGCAAAGCGTGTAGCACTGCCTGAAGTGTATTATGCAGACGAAGTAGCGACTGTATTCGACTTACGACAAATTAGATGCAACCGACTAATTGATGATTTCGACTGGGGAGATAACGGCGTACCCGTTTCTGTAGCAGTAAGGACAGACAAAGACGGCTATCTACTGGATGGAGAGATAAATACAGGAGATTACTTCCGAATTGTCGGTGGTACAGAGGTATTAGACGAAACTACCGAGAATAACAAACGCTACCTACAACTAAAAATGGCAGATGACGGTATTTGGATATTAGCGGAACGAGTACGTGAATTAGCGAAAGGGGATGCAGGCACACCACGACCAGAAAAACGCCCTCAGCCACAACCAGCACCAAAGACACCAGAATTGCAACAAATACCTCAGCCCAAAGAAAAGCCGCAGGAGCAACCACTGGCACCACAACCTACTAACGAAGACGTCATGAGGTCTATCGGCAAATTAAGTCAAGATATCGCTAAGAATAAAAGTCTGTTAGAGAAGATTATCGATTTTTTGATGAGTATTTTTAAGTTCAATAAATAAGGAGGAGATATGAAACTAAAAGCATTAAAGAACATTGACTATAAAGACGTGGCTATTCGTGCTGGATGGACATTTGTGCAGACGTTTATCGCAACATTTTTGCTGGCTGGCGTAAATCTAGTGAACTTACTATTCGCGGCGAGCTGGCACGAATTGTACGCCTTAACGATGGCTACCGCACTATCTGCAATCGCAGCTGGATTATCTGCCGCTAAGACTATTATTCTAGACTTGGTGCGACAGATGAAAGAAGTCGTTGAGTAATTCGGAAATCCCGAACAGTTGAAAACTCTATACTCGACTAAGCTACTGTGTTTCCAGTCACGGTAGCTTTTTTATTCGGGTTTTCCACAGGTTCACCAAAAAATCTCTGACTTTTTTGGTAAAACGTGTTGACATACGGCAACACGTTTGCTATACTTAAGACATGGTTGAGAGGCAACCAAGCAACAATTAACAATTCGGCGGCAGAAGAAAGGATATAAAAATGTTCAAATCAACTTTTCAGTTTTTCAGAATTAAAATCACTGTAAAATTGGAGATTGTAAATAAACGAAAAATCAAAACTAGAAAATAAAACCTAGAAAACACAAACACTAAAAAATAAACAGCCCCTCAACCGCCGCCGCCAAGAAAGGATAAGAAAATGGCAACATATACAGGATGGTTTCACCGAGATAACCAACCAACTCAAGAAATACGATTTGAAGCAAGCGCTGATTTGCGAAACAACAAGGAAGAACTAGAGCAGATAATGCGCGCTGAACTTCGCAAAAGATTTAGCAAAAGTGAAAACTTAACCATTGAAGATATCTCTATTGAATTCGATGAAGTAGCAATGCTCGATAGTATTGTTGAAACAGTAAAGAGTTTAGACAGATATGAAGATTATGAAGCAGTAGTTAATGAAGACGGTACTATTCATTTTTACGATGATGACGATGAAGAGGCTGAGATATTCGTAGCTAGTGAAGCTTTACAGGAAGCTATCGACTATATGCTACAGAGTGGTACAGAAGAAGCTGAAATTCGCTACGATGGCTTGAAATACTTTACCGTCAATGCTATTTATTAAATATTAAACAGCCCTGCCCGAGGCGTTATATCGGGCGGAAAGGTAGAATGTGAAAAATAAGCACATACATATAAAAGTTTCAGAGAGCGATCACGAGATGATCACTAAGCGAGCTGCTGAATTGAATATGACAGTTAGCGAATATATACGACGACTGGTCGTTGCTGACGTTGCTGTTGCGAAATCTAATAAATAGTGATAAACTGCAAACGCATGGTTTGAACATCCATGTATCCTTTCCGCCCTCTGAAAATGGGGGCGGGTTTTAATGTCTTGACTTTTATTCAAATATTTGCAATACTAGTAATGATCACACATCAGGCATGCCCTCGCAAGAGGGTCCTATTAGTCCCTCGCCAGCGCGTTAGTCTGGAGGGGGATTTTTTATATTCCCAAAAAAATAGGATTTTTCTGTCAAGCCCTTAGCACTACGGACTTGTGAAAAACTCCTCGGAAATGTAAAACGCCAGAGCTAGTAATGGTGCTAGTTAGCTGTTGGCTTAAAACTTGGAGGGTTAACAGAG